CAATAGCTTGATGAAGTTTCCTATCAAGAAAGATAATATTCCGCACTTTGCTGCACAAATTAAAAAGTTTGAATTTGCTAGAACCATTAAGACTCTTGCTGATAAAATTGGTAGGGATGTTGAGTCTATCAATGGTAGTGAAAGTATCGATCAAATAGTTGGGTTGATGGAAACCCCAATGATTGAATTTCTACGTCAAGATAGCGTTTCTGATAAACCACAGAAGATTGGCAAAAATGTTGAAGAATACTTTGAATTCTTGCTTGAAAACAAGTGCGATCAAATAGGTATTCCTACTGGATTTCCACGATACGACGCTGCGATTGGGGGTGGATTAAGACGCAAATGTGTTGACCTTGTGTCTGCACGACCCAAGGTTGGAAAAAGCGTATTCGCAGATAATGTTGCTTTAAATATTGCTTCCAAAGGCATTCCGGTTCTTATGCTAGATACTGAAATGTCTAAAGAAGATCATTTGAATAGAATTATCGCAAATCTTAGCGGTGTACCTATCAATGAAATTTCTACTGGAAAATTTTCGGATGATCAAGAAAAAACATTGGCAGTTAAGCTTGCTATAGATAAAATAAAGAACATATCTTATACATATGTAAGCGTTGCTGGCGCTCCATTCGAACAAATATTGAATACAATAAAACGTTGGGTAATGCAAGAGGTCGGTCAAAATGAAAATGGTCAAACAAATGAATGCGTTGTTATATATGATTATCTTAAACTTATGTCGTCTAGTTCAATAACCAATAACATTCAAGAATATCAAGCGCTTGGTTTTCAAATAACTTCGTTACATAATCTTGCTGTTAAATATGATTTTCCATGCTTATCGTTTGTTCAGTTGAATCGTGACGGTATAACTAAAGAAAGTACCGATGCGGTCAGTGGCTCAGATAGATTGATTTGGCTTTGTACGTCATTTTCTATATTCAAAATTAAATCTCCAGAAGAACTTGCCGAAGATGGTCCAAATGCTGGAAATAGAAAGCTTGTGCCAATCGTTTCGCGACATGGACCCGGAATGGAAGATGGCAATTACATAAATATGAAAATGTTTGGCGATAAAGCAAAACTAGAAGAATTGCGTACACGCGATGAGTTTAGAGTTCGCGTTCAAACCGATGGCGCTATCGATGGTGCAGACGTTCCTTTTGATATAAATGAAAGTGAGGATTAAATTGGGTATTGCGGCACTTATACTTGCGATTATACTTTATTTGATAATCGCCGTGCAAAATTGTCTTGATAAAGATTATCCACACGCATTTGTATGGGCTTCTTATGCGATGGCTAATGTTGGTTTTCTTTGGTATGAGTTTGTTAAAAAGACAGTAGAATGATGATGCAAGCTAAAAAACGGCTCGACTTGAATAAAGTTAGAGATATTGTATACAAAAATATCGAACCGCTTTTGGAAAGCTTAGATATTAAATACGACCATCAAGGTCCGAATTACTTTTCAGTATGTCCAATTCATGCTGGCAGCGATAACAACCGCGCACTATCTATATCAACAGATAGAAAGAATTGGCGATGTTGGACTCGCGGTTGCCATGAAGTTCATGGGCGTGATATATTTGGTTTTGTAAAAGGTATTTTAGCTTCTAGAACAACCAAAGAAATCACATTTGCAGATGCGTTAAAGTATATCTGCAAGATTTATAAAATCAACACTAATAATATTGAAAAAACAATAAAGGTTGAAGAACCTCATGAGCTAACCGAAATAGTAAAAGTTTTTGAGTGCAAGCCACATGTTTGTAAAAACAGTAAAATTGAATCAATCAAACTGGCGGATTCGTCAATTTACTTCCAGAATCGCGGTTTTTTACCAGAAACACTTCGATACTTCGGCGTTGCCGATTCGTTAGAAGCTGGACAAATGAAAAATAGAGCCGCAATCGCTGTGCATAATTCAGATGGCGAACTCGTTGCTTATATTGGTAGAGCTACAAAATCTTACATAACTCCTAAGTTTATTTTTACCAAAGGTTTTAGAAAGACTGATTATCTTTATAATCATCATCGGGCTATACCTTTTATCATTGATAAATCATGCTTGATTATCACAGAGGGTCAAGGCGATGTTTGGAGATTGCATGAAGCAGGCGTTAAAAATTGTGTTAGTATTTTTGGTCGCGAGATATCAGAAGCGCAACATAATTTAATTCTTAACATGAATATTACTAGAATGATTGTGCTTACCGATGACGACCAAGCTGGACGCGAATCTAAGTTTAAAATACAACGACAATTCAGCAGAATGTTGAGTTTAAGTTTTCCGACATTATCTAAAAAAGATATTGGAGATATGAGTGTTGATCAAGTAAAAGAAACAATTCTTCCACAGATTAAAGGGTATTACTAATGATTATTGGGATATGCGGCAAAAAGCAAGCTGGTAAAAATACAGTATCAAACATACTGCATGGATTGACATTGCTCGATCAATCTATGATATCTGATTTTAATATCGATGCAAATGGTAAACTTTGGATCGAAACAAAAGACGCAAAAGAGAATGTTGCATGGGGCGAGTTTGATGTAACTCGTACCGATGAAGATTTTGTTGGTTGGGCCGAACATAATATGTATCCATATATAAAGAATTACAGCTTTGCTGATCCATTAAAAGTAATCTGCCATAGTTTATTTGGATTAACCAAAGAGCAATGCTGGGGGACTGATGCTGAAAAGAATACAATCGTTCCGCACCTTTTGTGGGAGAATATGCTGGGAGTAACCACCAATCCATATATGTTGTCTATAGGTGCTGTAGACATTGGGTGTAAAACTTTTGATGTCGAATATCATGACGCAGGCCCAATGACCGCCCGCGAATTGCTTCAATTTTTTGGCACTAACGTAATGCGCAAAATGTACGCGCCAGTTTGGGTTAATGCAACAATTAATAAAATCAAGCAAGAAGGATCTTTGCGTTCAGTTATATCAGATGTTCGCTTTCCAGACGAAGCTGATGCTATAAAGAAAGCTGGCGGTAAGTTAATTAAATTAACCAGATCAGTTTCAAAAGATTCTCATCCAAGTGAAACGGCATTAAATGATTATACCAATTTCGATTACGTTATCGATAATAGTGGCGATTCTACAGTTGAAAATTTGATTGAAGAAATCAAGAAAGTTTATAGGGTACTTTAATGATTGTAACATACATACGTTCTAGTAGCTATAATAATTATGATTATTGTCAAATGCAATATTTTCTTTCTTATGTTTTAGGATTTCAACAAGATTCCGGCAAACGCGCTGAATTAGGAACGATAGTTCATAAGACTTTGGAAGTTCTTGCTGGACTCAAAAAATCAGCGCAAGAAAGCACGGCGCGACAAAAATATATAGAAGTTGACGATGATGCTATCAATAAATACCGCATTGATAAAAAGTATCTATTGACTGATGAAATTGTTGACGATATTCTTGAAAAAAGCTTTGCAAGCTATACTTCAAAGTCAAAGCATGAGTGGACAAAATCTGATCTAAAAGAATGCCATAAATTGGTTTGGAATACGCTGAAATTTAATAACGGGCAGTTTGACCCGCGAGTTCGCGATATTATCGAGCCAGAGCCACATTTTGATATAGCTATCGATGAAGATTGGGCTAAGTTAACCTACGAAATAAACGGTAAAATGGTCGAAGGTCGTTTGGCAATTAAGGGTACAATAGATCTTGTAACCAAAGTTTCTGATGATACAATCGAGGTTGTAGACTGGAAAACTGGTCGCCGTTTGGACTGGGCAACTGGCGAAGAAAAAGATGCATTAAAATTGTCAAAAGATGCCCAACTTTTGCTATATTACTATGCAATTTCTAAGCTATATCCAGAGTATAAGCAAGCAATCATGACCATTTATTTTATCAAAGATGGAGGCCCATTTAGCCTGTGTTTTGATAAGAGTGACCAAGAAAAGTTTCTAAAGATGCTCAAGTCAAGATTCGAGCAAATCAAGCTAAATAACGCGCCAAAACCAATAGATCCATCAAGATCCAATTGGAAATGCAGCAAACTATGCCATTTTTGCAAAAACAATTGGCCCGGAAGCGATAAGAATATGTGTATTTATATAGAAGAGTATCTTAAAAAACATGGTATGGAGAAAACTGTGCGGGATTGTACTCGTCCCGGTTTTTCCATTGGTTATTATGAAAGTCCCGGCTAATGTCAAATTATATTGAAAGTGCTAATATTGCGGTATCAAACTCCGTAAATAAAATTGTATTCTCAAACGTTAAGAAACAGCCGCTTGCAGTTTCTAAAGATGTTACAATTGCATGGAAAAATGTCCTTGCTGAACCCCCCTTAAATAATAGCGAGACTACAAAAAAAGAGCTTTTGTACTTATCAGATTTAACAAAAGAATTAACCTCTGAACAGGTACGATTAATTCTTACTATTGATAAAGATCCATATGCTCCATTTTATGAAGTTTTAGAAACAAAAAATATTGTGTTTCCAAAAAAAGAGCTTTTTCAAGTTTGGAGCATAATGTATAACATTGTTTTAAATGTAAAATATATTTATAATAGACCGCGCCCATATCAACTTGCTGGCGCATTTGGTCTTAAAATAAATGTTCTTGAAACAAAAACGCACAATACTCCATCATACCCCTCTGGTCATACGGCTCAAACCGCAGTTGGCGCTTATGTTTTAGCCGCTAAATATCCAGAGTATTCTGGAGAATTTTTTGATAAAGTAAGCGTAACTGGTATGGCTAGAATGTTACAAGGAGTACACTATCCATCTGACAATGAAGCTTCAATGGTTTTAGTCGGAGCAGTTTGGGAAAATATTCGTTACAAACTTTTCCCCGAATTTAAAAATTTTTAGGAGATATAAATGAGCGATTTAATAAATGAAGTTGATAAAATTTTATCATATCAAAAAACATATAAAGGAACAAAACGTTCTGAACTTAAAGATAGCGATTTTCTTTTTCCAGAAACACGATCTTTTCCAATTGTATCTCCACAAGATATACGCGATGCTATAAGTAATTACGGAAGAATGAAAGGTAATATGACCTATGAAGCATTTATTAAAAAACTTTATAATTTAGCAAAACGTAAGGGGCCAGAATTTATTGCCGCTTTTCCTAAAGCAACTAAAGAACAACTTGGATTAAAGGAGTAACATATGCCGATTCCATCAAAACGCAAAGATGAAGATAAAAATGGTTTTATGTCGCGATGCATGGGCGACGAAGTTATGAAGAAAGATTTTCCGCAACAATCACAGCGCGTTGCTGTTTGTATGTCAAAAGCAACAGAAGATCTTCAATATATTGAAGCTGTTGACTTCCAGATTTACTTTGATCAGTACGGCTCAGAAGAAGAACTGACCGAAGATAACTTTTATATTCCTCACCCAGAAGAATATTTAACAATGGCTCAAATTCGTGCCGAAAATTATGGATATGCTAGTATAAAAGTTACAGTAGAAGAAGATGATGAAGAAGATGATATGGAAGAAGAAGATGATACGGAGATAGAGGAAGAAGAAGAAGAAGATTTAGAAACAATGGAGTGGGATATAGCAAAAGAAAAACCCGGATTATGGGAAAATATTCGCAAAAAGCGAGAACGCGAAGGTAAGAACTATAAGCCTGCTAAAAAGGGTGATCCTAATCGTCCCGATCCAGAAGCTTGGAAACAAGCGCAAAGCAAATTTAAATATAAAGATCCACAAACTGGTGAATATTTTTACTATCAAAATCAAGGCGTAAAAGAAAAAGATGGTAAGAAATTAGTATTTGTTGGTAAGGCTGCTGAATATCAAGGGCGAACAGTACAGCTTGGCAAACCATTCCGCACCCCAGACGGCCCAAAGAAATTTAGCGTTTACGTTAAAAATGATAAGGATAACGTTGTTAAGGTAAACTTTGGCGATCCTAACATGAAAATTAAAAAGAATATTCCTGAACGCCGCAAAAGCTTCAGGGCTCGACATAATTGTGATAACCCCGGCCCACGTTATAAAGCTAGGTATTGGTCATGCAAAGCTTGGTAAATATACTTATTGTTATATCGCAATTCACTAACGTCATTGTTAGTTCTTTTACTAAAGACCGTTCTGACAATGATGCTGACGAAATGCTATGTAGTAAAGCGTGGCGATTACAGAATGATCCGTTTTGGGCAAAAATAAGAATCTTTTTTGATGAATATGCTTGGCCCCTTTCTGTTTGGAAGGGTTCGTATAAAACGCATTGTGAAGCCTGCTTTTTTCAGGAGAAGCAGCGTTTAGAAGATAGAGTTAAACAGTATAAAATATGGGGATTGAAAAATGAACATTTGGACGACAATTAAAACTTGGTTTATTAGCTGGTTTGTTAGCGACAAAGATTTGAAAATAATTGATATTCTTGAAGATATCAATGATTTGATTAAATGGGCGTTAACTATTGTTGAAAAAATCGACAAAGAACTTAAACCAGAACTAAAACGTGTTGCGTCAGAAGGTGACAAGATCGATGTATATGAAACTGTTCTCAAGTTTTTAGAACAATTTAAAGAATTGTCTATTAACGCTGTAGAAATCGCAAATAAAGTTTTTGAAAAACCATTGCCAGAACTTCTATTTACTATTGCTATAGAACTTTTAAAAGCTTACACTGGCACAAACGCTTCGCTTTCAACCTTGAGACTCGCTGTAGAATTAGCTTACAATATCTATAAAAAAACAAGAAACTAGTTGCAAACTTGCGATTTAATTGATATAATAAGATGATTACCCCACCAAAGAGTTGATCGTCTTTGGTTCAGTGCAAGGGGCATGAAGGTACTCGTGAGCCTTCTTTCTTAAATATTGAAAAGGATTGAAATGAATTGGTTTCCGCTTTGTAATTTCACCCATTACAGTCTTCTTCGCGCTTTTAGTAAGCCTGAAGATTTGGCTAAAAAATGTGCAGACAATCGATACCGCGCT